ATACTTCCACCATTAGCATTTCCTGCACCAGCTACTGTATAGTGAGTAGTGATTGTCTTGACAGTTTCAGTTCCTGCCGCTGATCTTATAATAACCTGTAAATCAGAGTCCGCAAAAATCTTAAATGTGTAATTAAATTGGGTAGTAGACCCATCTCCAGAATATGAGTTCTTTACTGTAGTTGATGATATTGTCATATTAACTCTCTATATATTCATTTTATTGCCTAGGCAACAATTCTTTTGGTTCGTTTTTAACGTCTCCTAATCTTATACGTTTTAGGAATCCATACCTTTCTTTTTTAGCTTCTTCTACAGCTTCTTTTACATCAGTGTATTTTTTTAACATATCACCATATGCTTGTTTTTTATATACTAAAAATATCTTTTGAATTGTTTTTTCTTTACCACCATCAAAGTTTTCATCACCTTCTTTTCTTCTTTTATAAGATAAAGAATTAAATGTTCTGTCTAATTTTTCCTTTAATGTTAATCCTCTTATCTCTGTTTTACCAATTCTTTCAATCCAAAAATCATAAGCTGATTGATCTCCTATTTTATAATCTAATAATTCTACCTTTTTTTCTTTTATTTTTACAGGGTCTGGCAAAGCAACTTTGAGTCTTGCAATCTCTAATGTTACAGGATCGTCTTTTACATCTACTTTTCTACCTACTAAGAATGGTCCTTGTGTCAAACTTAAAAAAGATAATCCTCCTTCTGGATTGAAGTAAATAGCATTAGGAGTTCTTTCTATAGGTTCTCCTGTTAATATATCTCTTCTAGGTTCTAAATATTCTGTTTTATTTAAAAAAGGTGCTTTCTTAATTATTTCATCTACAAAACCTCTAGCTTCTAACATATCAGAATCGTATTCAGTAATACCAGGAATACCTTGACCTATTAATGCTTGATAAGGAATAGCATTACCTATTTGTCTACCAACATACTTTTCAAAATTTTCTGGAGTTGGTCTTTCAATTAATTCCATACCATCTGATATACCTCTCAAATATGATTTATTAACTGCTGATTTCATTGCAGAGATAACTGCAACAGCAAAAGCATTTTCTTTACCTTCATCATCTATGTTTAAATTATTTTCATTTATATCTGCCATTATTCCAAAGATATAAAATCGAGGGTCCATTCTATTGTATTGTTTATAAGTTATACTTCCATCTTCATTTTGTTGTGCAATGGAGTAAGGTTGCCATCCATTATTCAACCAAGTTTTTTTAATGTTAAAATCTTTAGGTCCTTGACCTGTAATTTTTGGATAAACATTTCCATTTTTATCTGTGACAGAGGATTGAGTTAAATCGTAAGCATAAAAAGCAGCAGACATTCCAAATACTTGTCTACCTAAAACTTCAGCTCTTGCTCTTCGATCTCCTGTTCTCCAAAGGTCTCGCATAGGTTTTGTAAATCCTCCATAAACAGGAATACGAGCTTCAAATTGTCTCCATAAATTTGTTGGTGTTCTTACAAATGGTGAAAGAAATCTTAGATAAGGAGCATTTCTTAAAAACTTTTGCCATGCTCCACCAATATTTAAAAATCTACCATCTTCTAATGTATTTGTGAATGTTGATATTCTTGATTGTTGTAATGCTTCTGCTGCGATTGCATTATCTTTAACATTTGCCATTCCATTTTTATCAAAACCTTCTTTAAATATTTTATCAATGTTTGCTCTTCCTTCTTTTGAACTAATGTCTAAACCTAATTCTAAAGTATTATCAATAGCAGACGCAAACAATCTACCTCTGTAATTCATTTGTTTAAATAATTCATCTGAACCCATAAGTAATCTAGTTGGTAATTCAGATGCAAAACCAATCCAATCAATAGCTGTTCCTACCTTACCATTAAATCCAAGATTAGAACCACTTATAGGTCTTACTGCTTTACCATTTACAATTCTTAGGTTATCTTGTGTTCTTGATAATGGATCAAGAATTGCATCACCTTGTCTCAATGCTGTACCAACTGCTTTTATGGTATCACCCATTGTAAATATCATACCTTTATACTGTGCAAATCCTGTTCTAATTGATCTTAAATCAGCAGTAATAATCCCACCAGCAACTTGTTCTAATGGTCTTAATAATAATTCATAAGAGTTTGATAAGAAGTTTACTGCATGAGTATAAGTTCCAGATAGCAGTGAATTAATATAAAGTGAATTAAATACTTCTATAGTTTTTTGAGATCTTGTTTTTGCAATTTCATGTATTGCATCTTTTGGTTTTATCTTTTTTATTTTTTTTGCAAGTACAGCAGGATTAGCACTGAAGTTTTTTATATTGTTTGCTATATCTTCTACTTCTAAAACTTTACCACCAGATCTTGTAACTTTAATTTTACCAGCTTGAGTAACTCTAGCAGCACTTCTTATTTGTTCTTTCAAAGCATAAGTTGTTTCTTGAATAACTTTACCTCTTAATGCCATTTCCTCTCTAGCTTCTTTAGACCATTTATCTACATTTTCTCCAAACTCATTTAAATATTTTGTAGATATATCTATGTAATCTTGACCTAATTGTTGTAAAAACATTTTATTGGTAAGCATTCTAACTGTTGCATCTTTAGATCTTACACCTTCTTTTGTAATTGCTTTCAATACTTCTTTTTGATCTCTACCTGCAATTTCTGCAAGTTCTAATGCAACATCATTTGCTAATACATCATTTTCTAAAAATTCTTTTGTTAAATCATCAAAACCATTATCAACAACATTATCAATAGTTCTTAATACTTGTTCACCACTTCTAAATGATTTGGTATTTAATATTTTTTTAATCCAAAGTTCTGCATCTTTTTTAGCAGTTTCCTTTGATTTAGTAATTACTTTCAATGCTTCTTTGGTATTAATTGCATCATTATCTTCTAATGCAAATTTTCTTAATCTTTTTGATTTTCTACCTTTTTGTGCATCTTTAATAACTTGATCTGCTTTTTTTTGTAAGTCTGCTCTTTTATCTAAATCTTTTGTTTGTTTCATTTTTTTGAAACCTTTTATTCCATAAAATATAGATTCAGCAATTCCACCAAGAGCCATTCCTTCTAATACATTTTTTAATCTTCCTTCCATTTCACCATCATTTTTATCTGTAGCTAAGTATTGAGTAACAGCATTATTTAAAACAGGTGAATCAAATTCTACCAACATATCTGATAATCTTCCTTCATTAGGATCAAAGACAGTAAGATCTGAAATAGCACCTGCTACCATTGCTCTTGATGTAGCTTTAACAGATGTTCCTGCTAATCCCGCACCTTTTAAAAATTTAGCGGGTCCTGCAAAACCAGTGAGAAATCTTGATACTCCCTCTGTCATATTACCTGCTAAAGTTTCTGGTTTATGAAATACTGGTAGTTGTCTTTTTTTTGAATACTCTTCTGATTTCCATTTTGAAGGTGAAACATATTTAGGAATAAAATCTTTGAATGTTAATTTACCATCTCCATCTCCAAACTCTAATCCACCCAATGAAACTATATTTTCATCTATAAAATCACCTTGTTCTTCTATTGCATTAACTACACCTTGAGGTGCAGATAAAGCCATGTCAGTAGCAATATTCCAATAATTTACATCTTCTTGATCTGGATTTTTTACTAAACCAGAATTAACTGGTTCTATTTTTATAGTTTCTGCATTGTGAGTTTCTAATAAATTTAGAACCTCTGGAGAAAATTCATTAGCCATTTACTATCCTTTTGGAAGTTGTGATTGTAATGTTGGTAGCCAATCATTTATAAATGATTGAATATCTTGATAACCATTAGCTCTTGCTAAACTTTCATATGACTCTATTGTATCTTGATCTAAAGTTCCTTCTGCTAATTTTTTCATATCATTAACAGTATCATTATATTGAGATACAATGTCTGTATCACTTAATTGTAAATTAAATACTGAAGTTTTTAATATTTTATTTTCTTCATATTTGTTTTGCAAAACATAAGTAGTTGATCTAGCGTAAGCTCTTTTTTCTGCTAAAGTTGCATCTGGATTTGCAAGAATATATTCTTTTATTCTTTTATCAAATTGTTGTTCAATTTCCGTAGCAGCAAGTCGATCAACAAGTTCTGGTTGTCCAAAAGGATCAGCAATACTTTTTGATAAATCATCTTTTAAATCATTTGCATAACTATAAAATGCTTTATTTGTATCTTGATTTTTTATAATCTTATCATGAGAAATTTGTTCGTTTAAAACTTTTTCTTCTAAATTGTCTATTTGAACAGATATATCTCCTGTTTTAATTTGATACCCATTACCTCTTTTAAATTCTTTTAATTCATCAATAAGTTCTAATGCTCTATCATAATCAGAATTAGGATCACCTTTTATAGTAAGTTCAGATATTTTTTGTTTATATCCATCAAAAATACCTTTACCAAAATCATCATTGTTTAATGTTTTTTCTCCAAGATAAAAACTGTCTGCTAATTTAATAGCTTCTTCTCCATTTGTAGCACCAGAAAATTGTTGTATATCGGCTAATAAAAAATCTCTATCAACAGCTTTTAGTTTTTGATCTAATACATTTTTAGGTAAATCAAAATCTTCAGCAAATTGTTTTATTTTATTTTTTGCTTCATTTATATATTTTGATTTTAATTGAGCATCTTCTGTTGTTGAATATTTGCTAGTGTAAGAGGTAACAGTATTATTAACATCTTCTAAAGCATTTTTTTCTAACGCAGTATAAGAATTTTTTTTTATATTATAAACGTATTCAGAATATTCTAAATCAAGATTTTGTTGTATTCTTTTTTTTACTCTATTATTTTCAACTAAAGATAATTGTTGTTTTACATAATTATTATATTTACTTTGAAAATTATTAATCGCATTTTCATCATCAATATTTTCTTCTTCAGCTTTTAAAAATTTATCAAACTCACCTTTCATTTCAAAAACTTTTTTATTAGCTTGTACTTTTTCTGCTACATCTCTTTTTTTGATAGCATAATTTGTAAGTGTATTTAATGCTGGAAGTAATCCTGCAGCGGGAGTTGCTGTTGGTGATACTTGTATTCCTGTAGTTATTCCAGGAGCATCTGTAGTGGGTCTACCTCTTGCTTCAAATGTAGGTATCTTTGGCATAATTAAGCTCCAAATCCTGTAAGTAAACTTGTTCCTGCTTGAGCATAATATCCAAGTTCAGCAGAACGAGCTTGATTTCTAGCAACTTGACCAGACATTCTTGCGAAGTTAGCTTCTTCAAATTTTCTAGCTTTATTTATATTGGCGTTATATTCTATAATATCTTTTTCTATTTCAGCTTGTTCAGCATTTTGTCTTAAAATTCTTAAACCAGAACCAGAAAGTTCTGCACCAGAAAACAATACTCTGGTTTTAGTTTGACCTTGTAATTTTGTAAATTGTTGATCAAACTTTACAAGATCAAATTCTTTTTGTTTTTCTATTTGTTCAGCTTCTTGTACTTTAACTCTAAAGTTTCTATTAGCTATAGCTTGATTATATCTACCTGCTGCAGATGCTTGTCTAGCTGCTGCTACAGAAGTTAAAGCGGTTACACTAGCTGCTGCTGTTGCTGCTTGTGTAGCTGTTAATGCAGTAAGAAAAGCCATTAAAATATCCTCGCGTATCTGTATTGATGTGAACCATCAAATCCATAGTGTTTCATTAAACCCTCATTCTCCAATCCTAACCACTCAGCAAATTTTATGCCTGTGTCATAATCTTGTCTTACAGCAGTTTGAACTCTTTTAATATTATTTTCTTTT